CACTCATAGTAAAATAATACGAGAATTTATTAGGGATTTATTCAAGTATCCAGGTGATTATCTCGTGAGACAAAGTCCTTATGTGTCAACGATGCGTCTTCGTCTCGTGAAGCACAAGGAGTTGCCCACGTTTGAATCCATTTTGAGTCATCCATTCTTAACTGGTAAGAAGAGGGATGTAGCTAAGAATATTCTTAATGCTGTCACCAAGACCAAAAAGAACTTTGTTCCACGTGCAGTAGTTGCTCCAAAGCCCAAGGTTGTCCCGGGTGAGACTGCGATTGAGAGAGCTAAGAGAATACTCGCAGAGGCTGCTGAAAAGAAGAAAGCACCCATCAGAAGACCCGGTATAGTAGCCAAGAGGAAACCATCTGTTAAATCTCAGGTTAGAGAGATTGAACAGAAGATACCCAAGGTGAAGACACTCACACCTGTCTATAAGTTCACAAACATCAAGGGTAAAGAGCGTGTGTACAAGAAAAAGGGTTGGTACGAGAAAGCTCTAGCAAAGAATAGAGCTGCTCGCGCTGCAAAAAATAACGATGAGACACTCGCTAGCCTCATGAAGAAACTCAAAGTACGATCTTAAAAACCCTTTTTGTTCCCTCGTCAACCACAGAGAGTATCTTAAACTTTGGAGTCTTGACGAGCTTCACACCACCCTTTGTAACGAATGACTTCATCCGTTCAACTTCACCACGAGGCATTTTTCTGGTGTACTTGAGCGTGACATTTTTGTTTCCCATAGACAGTACAGTAGACGACATTTTATAATATTTACATATAATAAAACTATGTGGCTTCTAGCTCTTCTCATCCTCGTTGATCTTTACATTCTCTCTCAAACCGGCAAGCGCCGTGTTGATGTGACTCTCAGTGCGACCGTGTCCAACGGTGAAGAGTGGACTGTTTACGGGACCATGGGTTGTGGATGGACTCGTAAGCAGTTGGAGTATATGGAAAAGAATGGTAAACCATTCAAGTTTGTTGACTGTGAGAAGGAGGGTTGTTCGGGTATGGAAGCCTTCCCAACTATCCTTCATCCCAATGGCGAAAAGACCGTTGGTTACAGTGAGATTTAAACACCTCGCACAACGGAAAGGGAAAGAGCGAGGATGAAAGCGTCAAGCATGGACTTGATGGGCTTAAGGACGGTGATGTGGGGAACGAGGGATCGGTTCCACGCGAATCGGAGGACGAAGGTCGCGATGAGAATGTTGAGAATAAAGACGAGAAGCTCGGTGAGCATATCCGACTTGTTTTCAGCCTTGACGATTTCCTTGAACATTTATTAGAAGTGGATATTTTTTTCTGTACAGACTGTAAATGAAGAATCTACCTCTGAGTGGTTCTGAAAGGAAATTTACCAATAAGCGTTGGGGTACCGCTACTGGTATAGGTAACAACAATTGTTATGCCTATGCCGTTGGGGACTACGAGGCCTATAGGTGGCAAAAATCCATTCCAGGTGATCGTTCTGGACTTTCTAATGGATACCACAATTACACTCATTGCACAGATCTCCCAAAGCGCGTTATTTCTGACAACCCCACTAAGATCTATCGTGCAAAAGCGAACGAGAAATGTAAGAAGGGGTACTACAAGGTTATGATGTTTGTCTGTCCTGGAAGACCTACAAACTATATTCGCCAAGGAGACTTCCACTTCTATGTGCAACACGGAGTCGTGGAGTATCGTGTGAAACCCGGTGACACCCAAGAGTCTGTGGCAAAGTTCTTCAAGGTGCCACTCTCTAGGGTGAAGCGGGCTGGTAAGTTTGCTCCCAATAAACGTCTCGTCTTCAGAGCCAATGTATTCAGTCACAAGAGGGGTTGGGCCACTGGTCCACTTCTGACTGATGCATCTGGTAAGTCTATCACAGATCCACGTAAAGCCGACAGGAACTATCCTGGTCTAAACTACGAAAAGTACTGTAGCTCATTCTGCGTCAAGGACCAGGGCATCAAAGTCGGTAAGACTCACCCCAAGGTCCGCAAGAAGACTGTCTAAATCTACAGTATTCTCAACATCAAATGACATGTCAAAAATATCCATTATATTGAAGATAGCTTCACTCTCCAATGACACAGTGTTGGACTGCGCTGTGTAATTGTTCTGAACTGTCAACGTAACCTTAAATTGTGAAACGTCAAAAACTTTTCTACAAACTGGGCAAGTATTCTTACCTTTATCTTTCCACTCCTGTATACAGTGGGAATGAAACATATGTCCACAACGGATAGGTGGGTTGGTCCTCGTTGACCTTACCTCATTGAGACATATGGCACATTGTGACATTCTAAAGTACGATTCTAAAGTTTTTATTAAAATTTATCACACCTAGTAGGTTTTAGACATGTTGGTGTAGGGGTGGCATTGATCACACTTCTCACGGGACTGCTCTTGGAGCTTGTTGATGAACTCGGGGCCCTGCTTTTGGAGAGCCTGGCGGAAAGAGTAGTTGTCCTCAAAGCTGATACCGTTCTGCTGCATTAAATAGTTGTTGGTAAGCTGGGCTGAAGAGTGGATAGTGAAGCATCGTCCATCGGCCATTCCAAGTCGCTGCGACATTTTGTATTAATGTATCATTAGAAATTAATTTAACAATAAAGATAGCTTTGGTCAACACATTGTCTGGATTGTACATTACTCGTGATTTTCCTTGTGTTACCCGTACCAGAACCAGCAATCGATTGATCATCTTGGCAATTCGCGTTTGTGGCAGTTGGACATCTGGATCCAGTTGCCGCAAGTCGGTGAGGAGAAGCAGTAGCGGTATTATCACTGTATTGGGCCATCGTGGTGGTTTTGGGGTTCATACAGTAAACAAATTCGGAAGGATTAGGGCAAGCGCCGTTAGTATAAACACCACTGCCATTCATTATACCTCCACTTGAATTCATGTTAGCACAGCCGATTTCTTTACCTGAAGTACAGGCGTAAGTTTTAGTACTATCATAAGCATGGGCCACACCGTCAGTTAATTGCGTTGCGGTTGGTCCACCTCCACCCGTAGGACCCGTAGGACCCGTAGGACCCGTAGGACCGGTAGACCCTTCATCACCCATCAGAAAGAAAGCACCCAACGATGATGAACAACAACATATAAGCAAGACAAGTACCGCGATAACCTTGGGATCCATATTATTTATTATTAAATAAGATTAAAAATTGATCTGTCTATTGGTGATGGTCTGGATCCAAGATTGGAATCCCTTCTTCCTGAGGTATTCAACCATGGGTCCACATTTGTGTCCCAGAAATACATCAAAAACATCCTTCTCTTCGGTGGGTGAAACTCTAATTTGAGGGTCGTCATTGATGTGTTGATTGATGATATTGTAGCCAAAGGCGATTTCCTTTAGGGTCTCGGCACCAGTGATGATGATCTTACCAGTGGAGAAGATGCTCGTGGTAATCTCCTTCATGTCTTGAGCTGGTTGGAACTTGATCTTGACAGCGGAGTACCTGTCCGGTTCAAACGAGACTTTGAAGATATCAGGGTGATTCTCAAAGTGCCGAGCCACCCTCATGAGGTTGATGTTGTAGTTGAGGCTGAAGTTGGAGTTGATCATGACAACTCGGAAAGAGTCCACAGGGACTTGTGTCTCCATTCCCAAAAAGGTCTTGAAGATGTAGGTCAGTTGAGTGATGATCCTCTTACAATCAAAGAGGTCACAGCAACCAGCCACTTGGATGGAGCCATTAGGGAACACCTTGACAGACTTGGTACTGTAGGTATCGTGGTACGTCAATGTCACCTGGTTATAGAAAGTCGTAGGCTTCAATTTCCACTCAAAGCCACCGTCACCTTTGGCACCAGATCGTTTCAATTTGAACGACTCCAAATTCTCAAAAACTGAGCGAAGCTTTTTAATATCAATCTCTTGGATAAAGCTTGAAACCATAGTGATCGTCGTAATCTTTATCCAAGAAGGCCTTGTATCCTCGGGAAATCCCTTTCTGAACTCGTCAAGAGTCAGAAGGTATGAAAAGCTGTTGTTGGCTATTGCCGAATACATTGTTTACTCGTTTATGTAGAGCCGTTCGTCTTTATCTGATTTTATACTTAAAAGAGAGAGACTTAGGTTATCTATATGTCCTCTTTCCTCAAAACGGCCAAGGCCGTCTATGACGTTGAATCTGAGTTGGATTACGTTGCAATCACCTACGAACGTTTTGTAAAGGGAAAGGGGTACGCGACTTATGTAGACTACATTCACACGAAGCCCCTCGCCGATTGGACTGTCCTCAAGTCAAAGACACAGTCCATCCCTTACGAGAAGTTCTTGGACACTATGTGTGAGAAGACCCTAGAGGTTCGTCAGAAAATGGCAGAACTTGCCCTAGAAAACATCGTGGCTGATAAACAAACTGCACACACATACATTCGTACAGCCTATGCGAGTAAAATCCTAGACCCCACCTTTCAACCACCTTGGATCAATACTGAAAGTGCTTGGCAGAGGGAATTTATTAGAAAGTTCTGTGTTGATACATTGGCTGACCTGATTCAACGATGCGACGATGAATCTAGACTTGAGTATTTCTTCAACGTCTTGCGTAGTATACACTCAGAGCAATAGCCAAGACACATATAAAACCACCAATGATGGAAAACTCGGGGTGATTGGAAACGCCGATGGTCACCTTTTCAATGACACTTGGCTTCTTTTTAGTGAAGCCAGTATCAATGTTTCTACGTGGGTGAACACCTCTAGATAAAGAACATTCGGAAGTAGACTCCGCACACAATCCATAATCACAGAAAACACTTCTCTTGGGTTCAACTATCCCAGACTCTTTGCGAAACTCCGTGAAATCATCATATCCACCACTTTGTCTCACACTTCCTGGAAGGGAAAAATCGTGGGTGACAAATGGATTAACCTTATCAATTGCTTCTTCATCAGTAAGCATCATAATTACTTTTACTTCAGATTATATTTTTTGGTTTTCATTTTAGACCTGTGTTCCTCCCACATCTTATCCAAGTCTATGTTTAACATATGTGCCAACTGGAAAAGATAACTAAACACATCACCCATTTCCATCATGACATCCGTGCCCCTCTCCTTCTTGAGACCAGTCTTCTTGTAGGTCTTCTTGTACTGACGAATCGCCGATGCCAGCTCTCCAAACTCTTCCGTTAACAGGAGCCACACTGTATCAACCGCGGCGCGGTCCCAACCCTTAGATTTACATACTTTTTCAGTTTCTTGTTTGTAGAAGTTCAAACTCATCTTATCAGTACAGTGAGGCAAAACTTTAATTGATACCAATCTTCTCATTCTTGGGAAGCTTTTTACCGACCGTACTTGTGTTAATGGGTTGCGCGAGGGGTACCGCAATAGTATCAATATCTTGGACATATGCCATGTATTGGGATACACCAGTTTGAATCTGACCCAACGCAGTCTCAATGACACGGGAGTTCATGAAGCGAACTTGTTCGTTGATACGAGTGTGGTGATCACCCGCATTGTTGATGAAGACGACGCGCATGAGGCTGTACAAGTCATCGGGGTTTTGACGGTCAATGGCAATACCGGTCTTATTCTTGAAGGCCTGACGGATCCCACGCTGGAGAAGATCCTGGTTGAACTCGGAGAAGAATAGGGTGTTGAGTGGAGTCTCACACTGCTTGAGGGAGTCAAGGTGAAGGTTATCACACATTTAATATACCCTCGGAAAAAAAACTTAGTAGATATTAAATGTTGAACATAGCTGATTTTGACGAGGCCTATGCCAACAAGCCTACCAATGTTGAACAAATTCCATGCAAACCCCCAGCCTGCTTCGTGGGATCCTATGCCCCCGTGGCGCGTCCAGGTGAGACCGGCCCCTTCTTTGCGAACAGTTACTTTCTTCAGCCCGATCGTAAGTTTGAAACTGTGGGTACTGTGAAGGTCACCAGTGCCGATCTCGAGAAGTGCAAGAAGTAAGTTAAAAATAAAACACGTAGAATAATTAGTAAAACATGAGAGTCATTAAGCGCTCAGGTCGTATTGAGGATATGAAGTTTGATAACATCACCAATAGGATCAAGAATCTGACATATGGTCTCTCAGAAAACTGTGACTCTTCTAAGGTTGCGCAGCAGGTAGCTTCATCCCTCTATGACGGTATCAATGTTCAGGAGATTGACACACTCTCTGCGGAAGTGTGCGTCGGTATGATTACATCTGATCCCGACTATGAGACTCTCGCGACCCGTATCGTCGCCAGTAACATTCAAAAGGTGTGCCCTAACAACTTCCACATCGCGATGAAGAAGCTTGCAAAGGCTGGTATTGTCACGGAAGAAGTTGCGCATGTAGCCGGTATTG